CCATTTTGGCGCACCTTCTCCGCCTTGGTCAAAAATCATACGGGTGGTATAAATGTATCCGGTTGTTTTCTGACCATGTGACAATATTGTGACCGGCTAGTAATTGACCAGCCCCCCCCTATGCCGAGTGGTAGATACCCGACCAGTTATGGAGAGGGCAGATAGAGGGGTGCTATGAGTCCCACGACTATAAAATCTGGTAAAATAATGGGCACTGAGCTTTCCGGCAGGGTTAGAGCTGTAGATTTTGAAATATTTTTAAAATTATTTTTAGTATTGAGGAGCTATGAATTGGGGATTTGTGTTTTTTGGGAAAGCCCATTAATGGTGTGATTGGCTTTATAGTGTCAAGTAACATTTCCCTGTGTGTGTGGTTTGTCTATTCTCTACTACGCTTTTCTTGTCTAATCTAATCTTTGTATTTGGATTAGTTTTGAAATAGTTTAAGGTTAGATTTTTATTTATATCTACGATTGTATTTGTGATTAACTAGACATGGGTTAGTATTGGGTCTAGGTATATCTCTACGGTTGTTTAACCTTGAAGATTCGGAGTGTTGCTCCGAGATTGCAGAGAACAGACCCCTGTTTTATGCGGTTTATGCAGATAGTTGGGGCATGGTTAATGAACTGACTGGGAATACAGGGTAGTTGGATTTGTTATACCGCATCGGGTATATTATATATGGTATGTGCTGGAATACAGCTAGATAGGGTATAATTTATTAGCTGGGGTTAGCTTAATTGGTAGAGAACAGGTTGCATACTGTGGATGTGGGTTCGACTCCCGCACCTCAGCTATATTAAGTTATCGTGTTGAGTTTTTATTATGGTATTCGGTTGTGCTTGGATAGTATAGTTTGCTTGTTTGGCTCTATTGGCTAATATAGTTTACTTTCACATTTAGGATATGGTGTTGAATTATGGCTGGTAAAAAGAAAAAGGGTGAGTCTTACGGCAACACTGCTGTGCGCAGGGTTGAGATAGCTAAGATGTATGCTAGGGGTGTATCACCCACTAATATATGGAAGAACTTAATTGCATTCCCTGAGTATGAAGGTATGTCATTAAAGACTATCTATTCGGATATTAGGAAGATTAAGGAAAAGTGGGGGGATGCTTATAAAGAGCTGAACGATTTAGAGAACCCTCGGCTGGAATATGAATTAAAGAATGCAGACTTGCGTGAGATGGCTCTCAAGGAATCCGTCATGGAGGACGGTCGCAAGGATGTGCGTAACATTAAGCTTGCATCTGACTTGGATAAAGATTTGGCTAAGGTTCAAGGCGTATATAGCGAGAAGATAGTTATTCAGGTAGAGGATGCTCAGAAGCTAATTGCAAGGATAACTGATATTATTGATACTGAAACAGATGGCGACCTGCGTGAGAGAATGATGGATAGGCTGTTGTCCGTTGCTGAGGAGATTTAGACTCGTCTGCCATGTGTAGAAGAAGTTCTGCTTGCGCTAAGGCGTGAGTGGCATATAGCTGGGAGGCTGTTATGGATTACGGACATGGCTCAGGTTTCCGAGCAGTTCTTGGGACTCTTGCCATTATCCTAGTTTGCGTTACGGTCGGTGCTGTTTTATTTCAAATGTTTTAGAGCAGATAATAACAAGGATGTTAAATCTTGCCCGGACTTGGTTCAATACTACGAGAAGAAATAGGTGAGAGGCTTAATAAGTCCTCAGATGCTATTGAGGCTCGTAAAGATGTTAACAAGTTTGCTGAATACTGTTTTATAGCTGACGACAGCAAGCACTTTGTGCAAGCACCACATCATATACTACTTCATAAAGTTCGTGGTGAATCTGACAGGCAGATAGTTTGGTTTCCTGTAGAGCATGGCAAGACCCAGCAGGCTAAAGTAATGATACTGCATGAAATGGGTCGTCATCCGTCACAGCAATATGCCTATGTTTCATCTAAATCCGACCAAGCGACCAAGTTCGTAGCATCAGTTGGCCGTGAGATTATAAAGAACATCCGGATTAGCGATGTCTTCCCACACTTAAAGCCTCAACAATCTTCTACATCGAGAGCTTATGAGCAGTGGGGCGACACCGCAATTCGTATTCAGGGCGCACCTCCCGGAGCTAAAGACCCATCACTTGCTGCTTATGGTATAGATGGTCAGATTCTAGGCTCAAGGCTACACGGTATTGTGCTGGATAATATTTTAGATAGGTCAAACACTCAAACTCAGACCATGCGTGAGAAAACTCTAAGCATAATTGAGACAGAAATTCTGCAGCGATTGCTTCCCGGTGGTTGGATTTTGATAATCGACACCGCATGGCACATAGATGACGCTTTGCACCAGTTAAGTAGACGAGAAGGCTGGGATAGCGTCAAACTGGACGCAGAGGTTGGAATTGTCGAGGGTGATGAAAGTTTGTGGGTATCAAGGTTTCCTCAAAAAAGACTTGAGGAGATTCAGGGACAAATGGGGCAAGTTGCTTACGACAGGACATATCGTAACAAACCCCTCTCTGCAAGTATGGATTTGTTCAAAAGAGAGTGGCTTTACAAATGTCAATCTCATAATCATAAATGGTTAGACAGCTATTCAGGTTCAGACATGGTTTCAACTGGAGTTGACCTCGCTGTAAAAGCTGGTGAGGAAAATGACCTGACTGTCTTTTTTACCGTAGCTCTTGATTCTGAGTCTGGTCGATATAGGGTTTTGAATATTCTGGCTAAAAAAATGGAAGCTCCTGCAATATTAAGCACATTTATAGATATATATAGACGATTTCACAAAAATGCAGCTCGTGGTAGGTTTACTGTTGAGGATAATGCAGCACAAGCCTATATCGTCCAGATGATGAAAGATAAGGCAAGTTTTAATGCAAGAGGCGGTACTGACGATGAATGGCGACATATAGGCATACATGGGTACACAACAACAGCTAAAAAGAGGGATACTGAATATGGTATACCTTCATTGGCGGTAGATTTTGAAATGGGACGCTGGGCTGTGCCGGAACACCTTGAATGTAAATCATGGTACGAGGAGATGTTCCGATGGAGTCCAGACGCACACTACGGAGACAGGCTAATGGCAAGTTGGTTTGCAAGAGAAGGTCTTCGTGCGCCAAAACCCGGTGTTTTTATAATGTAATTTAGACATTTTAGATGTCTAAGCTAGACGACTTTAGACACATGGTCTAACAGAAGGTAGATATGAAGAAGCCTAATTTTATTCAAAGAACTCTACGCAGAATGGTAGGGAAATCCTTTGATTTAGACAGTATGTTTCTAACCGGGCAAGAGATGCCGTATAGCAATCTGTCTGGTGGTGGCGTGGGCGGTGCTTACAAATCAAGTGCAACTGCCTATGCGTGTATGCGAAGACAAGCTGTAGACATCTCAAGTGTGCCATTGCTGTTCTTGCGGGACCCAGATGACATGAACAGTGGCATGACCACACCCATACAGGGATTATTTGAGCAACCTAACGGATGGACAAGCCAAGAGCAGTTTTTGCAACAGATAGTTATTATGGCTTTGCTTCGTGGCGACATGATGGCAGTGTTCGATGATGCCCAAAGCCCAACTAAGATGTATTCACATTATGATAGCAATAATTGGTCAGAAATTATAGATACCAAGACAGATAATTTAGTTGGCTGGCATTATCAAAAAGAACACCGAGATTTTGTCAAGCTACCATCTGAGATATTATTTCATAGGTTGCCATCTCCGTATGACCCGTATCGAGGTCAAGCACCACTAACTGCTGCTGTTGACTCAATGAATATAGCCAGGCAGACAGACAGCGTTCACTCAAGCATCACAGCTCGTGGCGGTGAGTCGGGCATTGTTTACAAGACAGCACAAGAGTTAACCAGCGACCAGCATGACCAATTGCTAGGCAGACTTCAAAACAGACATCGCGGTACAGGGCAAACCCCAAATGATATTTTACTTCACGGTGGTCTTGAGATAATTCCTCCTAGTTTTACTAAAGCAGATGTTGAGTTGCTGACATTAAGACAGCCGGCAGTCGAAACAATCTGTCAAGTGTATGGCATGTCCCCGACCTTGATTGGTCAAGCTAATGAAAGTAATTATTCTACGTTCAGAGGCTACATGAAGATATATTGGTTGCAGACATTGCTTCCTTTCCTTAGAGGGCTTGAAAATAGCTTTGACAAGTACTTCGCAAACAGACATGGCGTGTATGTACGGTTTGATATACGAGCCATAGACGCTCTACAGGACTACCTCTCCGAGAGGAAGGATACTGCAAAGACTTTCTATCAAATGGGTGTCCCTATGGTTGAACTAAATCGTAGGTTAAACTTAGGCTTTGATGTGAATAACGTCATTGCAAGTGAAGATTGTCTGATGCCTGTTAACATGGCTCCAATGTCTGTCCTTGCGGAAGGCGAACATATAGCTATATTAGCTGGGTCAAACGATAGCAACCAGCAACCTCCAGCTAAAGCTATCAAACAGAATAGCGAAGTGACTCCCTCTGAAATCCCTATACATAAAACGGGGATTCCGAGTGAATCTCAACAACAGACAATAGAGCCAGTAGGCGAGTCGCTTCCTATTTTACCACTTGACAGAGTAAAGCATCCAAGCATCAGCATACCATGTAATCGCAGAATAGCTGGAGTATCCAAGAAATACAAAGGGCTATTGCGTAGGGAACTGCTGAATCAAAAATCAAACGGATATAATCAAGAAAAACTAGATGATATTGTAGGGCAATTCGCAAGCAGAGTAATGCTTGAGGGCTGTATCAAGGCACTTGTGTGCGTAAGTGACAAAGATGTTACTGATGCTACATGGGATGAGCTGAAAAGTGCAGTTACAATTACGGATATTGATAAGTGGCAGGGCTTGTTTCCTGACATAGTTAACAATTTGGTTGACAGTCAAGTCGACACACTTGACGACAAGGCAAGAAAAGACACCTATAACAAGGTAATTAACGGTACAAATGCGTACTTGAATGAGCTGGCTGATATGGTTTCCGAAACAGGATTCCAGTTACAGCTCCTCGACTTAGGCATAGACATCGAGAAGGAGTGATTATGTCTCTAATTGAATTAAAAGATGGACAAATGCTGGGCAGTAAACTGATTGACACAAAATCAGGTGGCAGTAAACCAAAAGAAGGCACTGCTCTGGTTTCAACTGCCAATGTGGATTTGGATAACGATATAATCCATCAAGGTAAGAACGATAAAGGTAAAGGCTGGGTGCTTGATAAATTCAACAAGCATGGTCGTATCTTGTGGGGACACGAACACCAGATTCCTGCCATCGGTAAAGGCAAGGCATATCTCGACAAATTCAAAGGCAATGACGCTCTACACATGGCGTATGTGTTTGATGTTGACGATGAGTTCGCTGCTAGTATCGCTGGTAAGATGGAACGAGGCTTCCTTGACCAGTGGAGCGTTGGCTTTATGACAGTTGGTGACAAGTGGGCGTGGCGTGATGATAGCGACAAATGGGCTGGTGGTGTGGAAATATTTGAAGCATCTCTACATGAGGTGTCTGTTGTGAATGTTCCTGCCAATGCAGACAGTAGCACTTTTGCAAAGTCGTTTCTGAGTGCCAATCCAAACTTGGTTAAAGATGAACATGCAGAGAATAAAGAAGTTGAGGAGTTGCGAGCTGAGTTGAGTTTCTATCGTGACGAACTTGAGGCACGGTTGAAGGCTATTGAGTCAGCAATGAGCTACTCAGAGGAAAAGAATGTTGAAGTTATTGAGGCTGTGCAAGAGATGCAGTCCGATGAAAATGAAGTCTTGGGTAGGTTGGCAACAGCCCTACAGCGATTGACTTCTGATAGATAAGATAAGAATAATTTAACCTGAAAAGGATAACTCAAAATGAGTGAAGAAACAAAAGACAATGCGCTTAACGAAGCCGTTGAACAAATCGAGAAAGCTGTAGGCAAGGTTGATGAATCAACCAAGTCTGTAATAGAAGTTGAAAAGAGCCTCTCAGAGCTACAAACATCCAATGCTCAAGTAGTAAAAGATGTAGTTGAGATGCGAGCTTATTTGGAAGCAGAGCATGGCAAGTCAGGTGCACAGGACTTTGAGCATGAGATGTCAAAGTTTATCAGCAAGGCGTTTAAGCACAACAAGACAAACAAAACCTCCGCTGGCTTTAATGAGAAAGCTGTTGCTGACTACACCACTACTACTGATGCCACTGCTGGTTATTTGGTAGACGACATTCTGGCAAAAGAGATATTTGGGATTGGCGATGCGTATGGAAACATTCTGCCAAGAACCACTCAGATAACTGTTCCTGCCGGGACTACCTTAAAAGTCAATAAAGACCTCCTGTTGCCTATCGCTACATGGCGAGCAACTGGACAGGGTGTTGCAATGGACGAGGACGAGTCAACATTTGCGCAAGCAACACTGACCCCTGCATTGCTTGGTTCTTATGTCAAGATTGCTAACGAGCTTCTTGATTCACCTGATATTGGCTTTGGTGGTATCATGTCGGCAAGAATGGCTCGTTCCATTTTGCTTGCAAAAGAAACCGCAATCCTTGCTGGTGATTTAGAGAACGCAGAACCTACTGATGGTTTGCTTAATGGCGGTCTGGCTACTAATGACCAGACAGCTATTACAACCCTAGGGTTTGACGATGTTGCTGCCTTCTTGGGTGAATGTATCGTTGACTACGCTCCTTCTGGCAACCCTGCTGAAAACCAAATCCTAATGACTCAAGGTGAGTATTTGGGACTTATAGCTTCTGGTGCTATTCTAACCACTCCAGGCTTCTCGTTCTCAGACCCGGCTAACGAGCAACCTGCGAGAATCTATGGATACGAAATTGTCACACATCCACAAATGTCTGGCTTTATCGCTCTTGGTAACTTGAAAGACATTCTGGTTGCGAATAGCGGTCAAATGAGTGTTGACTTTAACCCTTATGCAACTACTGGTTGGACAGCCAACGAGACTTGGATGCGAGTATTCACTCACTGTGATTACGAAATTATGCAACCAAATCAATGGAGTAAAGCAACTATTGATGCGTAGAGCATAAGTTAACCGTGTCGCCTCCACACGGTAAATGGTGTACGCCATGTCGGGGCAGAGTTCACGCTCTGCTCCGATAATAAAAGGATAAATGATGGATTTGTTGGCCGGAGCAGGGAACACGACAGTTTTGAGACGCGATGCAAGCGCACCCCTGCTTGCTGGCGCAGGTGAACTGATTGTTGCTTCAGCAGGTGATGCTATTGGCGCAGGAGAAGCATCGATATTGAGTTGGACCTATGCGTCATCCGCACCGGAAGGACTTGGCGGCACAGGTCTTTTGCAAATAAACTGCACAACGAGTGGAGTGTGCAGAGTGTGGTGTGTAATAGAATGGGGCAGTGGCAAAACAGCAGATAATATACATTTCTGGTGCGACAGTGAATACACAAAAACTCATGTCAGCGTTGCTGCTGACACACCGCCACAAATGCAGGGACAAGATTGTAATTTCACGGTTAAGTTCAGTCCCATAAACGGAGACCTGGATACAGAAACAACAACAATTTGCGAAGGCTGTATCTACATCCCGGTTTATGGAGAACCAAACTCAGGAGGCGGTAGCTAATGAGAGAATCAAAACAAGTAATAGTTACTTACATTGGAGCTGACGGCAGGACTCTTGAGTTTACCGCCAAGGACAGCGATGGCGTAGTCTATAATTTAACTAACCTGACTGTGACCATCTCAGCCAAACTTGGAGCAACGGTAAAGATAGATGACAGTGCATGCACTATAGTGTCAGCGGTGGCAGGTACATTTACCTACACGCCCACATCAGCAGAGATAAGTGCTTCTGGTGAGTATGACGCACAGGTTAAACTTGAGAATCAATCAGCAAAAGTAGATTACTTGGAAGCGTTTATTATTGATGTTCGCAGTCCGATTACAGGGAGTTAAGATATGGCAATAGCATTAACCTCAGACCCTATTGTAGCTATAGAGGATGTTAAGGCGGTTCTGAATTTAGACAATGATACAACTGCAACACTTTTAATTAACTCTGTCAGTGAGAAGTTTCTCAAATACACAGAGCGTACCGTATTAAACAGTGCATCGGTTATTGAAACCATGCGTGGTGATGGTACGAGCGTTATATGGTTGCACAGTTATGCTTCGGCAGTAGCAAGTGTAATCTTCCTTGAGAACGGAGTGGCTTCTACCACATACGACAGTGATGACTTCTCGCTTGATACTGTAGGTCGCATTTCAATGCACAGTGTAGCAACTCCTATAAGTGTAGATGAGGAGAATGTTAAAGTAACATACACTGGTGGCTGGGCTACAATTCCCGGTGACATTGTTCTGGCAGCACTGGAGCAAATGCAGGTTGAGAACAATCGCCTGAGTGGTCGTGGTGCAGGTATAAGCAGTGAGTCGTTTGAGGGTCACAGTGTAAGCTATGCACAGAGTGGCATTGTGAGTTCAGTTGAAGATGCTTGGAGAAAGTATAGGATAATGCGATGAGTATGTTTGCTGAAATCAAATTACTACGACCGCCTGTGGGAGTACTGTCTAGGGGTATTGATAGCGGGGCGACACAGAAACAAGTCATGAGTCGCTTAGTAAAAACAATGGGCATTGTGCTTGGGGATTTCAAGAAAGAACATCAAGGCAAAATGATACCCAACAAGGGTGGCTATTCAAAAAACAGAAGCCGTGACAGGCTTGGTATTAGGTCGGGTGACTTAAAGAAGGCATTTAAGGATAGCGTCAAAAGGCAAGGCGATACAGTTATTGGAACAAGGGGTGCAGGAGCGCATAAGTACGCAGGTATTCATGAGTATGGAGGCAGAATAACAAGTGGCAACTATATGTGGATTCCACTGCCGGGCGTTCAGATGACTCCTCGTGAGTTTAGGGATAAGAAAGTGTTTTACTTGAAGCGTAAAAAGGGTGACGGCAAAGTTGCTATGTTGATAACTGGTAAGAAATCAGCAGAGCCAAAGTTTACCTTGGTCAAGGAAGTTAAGATACCAAAGAGGGACATCTTGGCTCAAGCTCAAAGAGCAATCATGGATAAAGCTACAAACAGATTCCAAGATGCAGTCGTTGCAGTATTGGAAGGAAGATAAATGGCTATTCAAAAAATAACAGACAACATGAGGAACAGTATCTTTAGCCTGATATTTGCAAGGCTTGAGACTATTCGCATAGCAGGTGGATACAACACCTCTCCGATTGTCACCACAGAGCCACTTGATAATAACGCAAAAGACACTCCTGTTGTGTGGGTCTCTGCTGGGTCGGAGCGATTTGGAGATGCTTTCACAAACAGACAATACAATATGGATTTTGATATAATCATTACGGGCTATGTCACAGAGGGACATGGCAACATACAGCTTGAAATGAATAAGCTATTACAAGATGTCAGGAGTTGCATACATAACTATGTAGATGACTTCCAGACAGCAATCGGTTCTGGCACAATCTTCAAATGGGGAGACTGTGAAACAGATGAAGGAATGTTATTGGCAGAGGGAATGGGAATGTTCGCTCAACCTATAACAATCACCTATAGACAAGGAGTGGACTGGTAATGCCTCTCTACAAGAATGTTAGTAAAATTGGACTCGTACTCCCTGGAGTCGGCTTAGTGAGTTCTGGCGAGGAATTTGAGTCCACCAATGAAGGCTTTATCAAACTCAAGGCTATTGAGCTGGTAAAGAAAGAAATCAAATCAAAGAAAGTCGCTAAAAAAAGCGAGACAGGGAGTGATGAATAATGGCTTTTTTCGTAGGAAACAACGGAAGTATCGTTGTAGCTAAAGAGTCTACTTACGGCACAGACCCCGGTTCGGGTTATGATACTCTATTTGGTATCGGCTCAACCTTAGCACTAAAGAATACTCTAATCGCACCAGCTCACCTGAGCATTAATCCAGTAGCTAACACTGACTGTGTGCCTAGATTTGTTGATGGCGAGATTACTTGCAACTGGTCAGAGGAAGCAAGCGTGATGGACGAGCTTCTGAAATCAATGTTTACTGGCGGTGGTGCAACTGCATACACAATGTCTGGCGCACCGAGCAACGCAAGCGTTACTGCTGTGACTGCATATAGTACTGCTTTAGGGTATGTCTACACAGGACTTGTAGCGACCAGTTTCAGTATGGAGATTAACCCTAATGATTATCCCGTTGTTACAATGGGATTCATTGGGCAGAATTGTGTCAAAGATGTCTCTAGCCCAGCCACCGGTACACCGGATATTGCAAATATCGCTGCACCGTCAGCGGTAACTGAGGTTACTATTGACGGAACGGCTCTCGGTGCAAAAAACATTACAATCAATGCCAACCGTGAGTACACGGGTGGAGACAGGGCTATTGTTGGTGCGTCCATGATTCATCAGCCAGTAGAATCTGGAGTCAGGTCGATGGGGCTATCAATGACAGTTGAATTGTCAGACGACACTGGATTCGATTCAGTTGATGTGCTTGACCAGTTTTTGTCAGCCACTACCACTAACCTTGACCTCGGCACAATTATAGTTGGTGAAGGACAAAGTGAAGTTACTTTGACGGACTGTCGTATAGTTGGTGACCCACCAAGTCTTAGTGCAGGAATGACTGAGTTCCCAATCAATGTAGAAGCAACCGCATGGAGCATGGCGGCTCTTAATGCGTAAATAACCAACGGGGAGGCTAGTCCTCCCCTTAGCTTGGAGGCTAAAATGAGTGTTAGTGATATTCTAAAAAAGAATCGGTTTGTTATTACTGTCAACGGCAGTGAGTATGAAGTTCGCAAAGTTCAAGGCTATATGGCGTTGGACGCAATGGGTGCAGATGCTATGGCAATGCTATCTGAGGGTGGAGAGCAAACACCTTGGGAAAAGCAGAACTACAAGAAGCAGATTGCATACATGAAGTCTTATATGAAAATAGCAATGGTATCACCTGCTCTTGGTGATAAGACTGATGCCGATAACGACATTATATGTGCCGAGGATATGGGCGATGATTTTGGTAGTTTGTTTGGTGAGTTGATGGACTCGATAGAAACTGATGCAGATGTTTTTCCAGAATCCTCCGAGGTGCTAGAGGAATGAAAACCGCTGAGATACTAGATGCGATTGCTCAGAGATACAGCTGTCTGCCTAGTGCGTTAGTTAAGTTAGACCCAGTTGAGTTGGCGTTTAATTACGAAGTTGTAGCTAGGGCTACAGCGCAATAAGTCTTTAATAAGACAGGGTATGTGATGGCGAACATAAAAGATATAGGCGTAAAAGTCAGGGTTGATGCTAAAGATGTCGACCGGTTAATGAAACGCCTAGAAGCGTCTATGAAGAAAACCGAGAAAGCTGCTCTTAAAACATCTGCCGCTATGGATAAGATGGGTAAGAAAGGCAAGGTTGCTGGCGATAAAGTGGCAGACGGTGCAAAGAAAGGCAAGAACAGTCTCGGCAAAATGGCGGTTCAGTTGCTTAGAACAAGAGCTGGCTTTGTTGTTCTCGGCTTAATTGCCAAGCAAGCGTTTGATATAATTATTGGCAATGCGTTGAGGGCGCACAGGGAGTCCAAGAAACTTGGCGGTACTGTCGATAGGCTCGCTGCTGAGATTAGGACTATTACTGGAGAGCGTGGTTCACGACTGCCCTTAATTGGTCAGCTGATGGAACTGTCGAATCAGTTTGGTCAAACCTTTGAGTCAATGGCAAAAGCTAAGTACGATATTGTATCGGGTGGTTTTCTTGATGCTGCTGACTCAGCTCACATACTAGAGATTTCTGCCAAGGCTGCGGTTGCTGGTGTATCGGATGTTGGAACAACTGCAAAGGTGCTTGTTCAATCCTTGAGAGCTTACGGCAAGTCAGCCGAAGAAGCTGAGGAATTTGCTGATACATTATTCAAGACTATCAAACTTGGTATCACAACAATGCCTGAGCTTGC